TAAAAAAGAATTGGCTGTCCATCAACTCTCGATTTCCTTGGTGCATTTCTCCATGACATTCAAAGCACAGGGGCATAGTGAATATATCTGAAGCCTTAATTCCTGCACCGCCAGACAGTGGTGATCCTCTCCCTTTTAAGTGGTGTGCTACCACGGTGTCATTCTTGATGTAACAGGCACAGCAAGGCAACTCAGAGACAAACTTGATATAGTCTTTGCTTTCCCATCTGGTATGCTTGGGTATGGTTCCACTTACATACATGTGTCTTTTCTTTTCCTTAGATTTCACAGGCATCCCCTGTACAAGCTAGTTCTTGACTTGATGTGGTATTGTCATCGCTTTCTTGAAAAGATTCCCAATTAATCTCTTTTGGTTTAGGAAACTTAGTATATTCAGATGCGGTTATTTCTTCGTAGGGAGCCTGTTGGTAAACGTGGTGGTCATCCGCTTTAGGTAAGAAGCTAACCCCACTAAGGATATCAAAATTCTTGTAACACCACGCTCCTACATCGAGCCATTCATCCTCTTCAACATAGATCGTTACTGAGGGTTTGTGTTCGCACCAATATAGTGCAAATTTCTTCCATGTCTCAAGGTGGGATATAGCATCTACCTTATCTTTTGTAATGGATTTGGGATGTGCCTTCACGGCAAAAGAGAACACCAGAGATTCTGAATTATAGGGATCTTCATCGTATGGAATTCCTGCTTCTATTAAAGCTGCGTTCAAGGGGTCTTTCTTGTCTTGTCTCACTCTGCGGATGTAGTGTTTCCCAAAGGAAGGGTGTAAACCACTCCCTGCTACTCCAGTTAATTGAGATACCGTACCGGAAGGCTTAACACAGGTCACAGCTACAGACTGTGGTATCTTTAATTTCTTAGCCCACTGTAGATTAGTAGCTACCGCATGATCTTTCCACGCAGTAAGTTGTTCAGGAGAGGCATTTAGAGCCACAGGGCAGTCATAAACCCCAGTGAAACTAACTCCTAATAGTCTTTCTTCTTCAGCGTTCTTTCTCCAAATGGGTCTAACATACCTAAAGTTAGTTAGGGTAGATTGGAAAGTTCCCAGAATAGTAGCGTCAGCCACCTTGCGAGACACATCATCTATGGTGTCCGTAGGGCGCAGTACGCACTCAGAAAGGTTGCACGTTTCTTGAGAAACTAAATTTATTTCTGAACAAGGATTACAGCCGAATTCTTGGGTGTTGTCCCTTCTCTCAGGAGCCATGTCTTGGACAGCTTTTCGATTGAATATTCCCCTTTCCCCACTCTTTGATTCATACAGGGAAATCCACTCACGCATGAAGATACCGATGTCAGGCTTCTCCGTGTAGCACACAGAGTTATTAGCTAAGGCTCTCTGTCCATTCTCTACCCACCACTGACCCATCTTAGCCCTCTGCATACGCTCGTCTGTGAGGTTGCTCAGGCTCAATTCGGCTGCTCTGCGTACACCCCCTACTACCACAGCCTCCCCATTGAAGCACAGGAGATCATGGCACTCTAAGCTGTTTAGCTTCCGTCCAGAAGCATTTCTGAATATACGAATGTAGTTAGTGAATAACTTTTTTAGGGGTTCACTTCCACTTGCTCTTCCCCCAAAAACCTTAAGCCTAGCACCAGCAGGTCGAATACGGCTGTAATCTATCTTGGGTACTAGCCCTTGATACAATAGACTGACCAGTTCTCTGAGTGCAGAAGCCCACCCTATTTTAGAATCCCTTACAACTATTGTGGTATCTGTATCATGGAACTCATTCGCTATCTCTGGAAGTTTACCAATGTACTGTCTTTCCACAGAGAACCCAACTCCAGTACCACAGAGAAGGACGTACAGGTTTTCATCGAAAGCCCTGACGTGATCCACAGCAATATACGAGCAATTGTATCCTGCCATTTCATCACGATCTAATGCAATCCCTGCTGTCATTAAACTCCGCATAGAAGGCATGACATTCATCTGAAGAATTTCTTCCTCTAGGTGGTCAGGGAAATTAGGAAAACGTCCTTTCATAAACGAGACATACCTGCCCACGGTTTCTTCCCAAGACTCCCTGCGCTTGTGTTCGTCAAGATAACGAGCGTACCTTGATTTGTGAATAAATTCCTGATACTGATTCATCACTCTTCCTCATGCCTTTTCATAGCCATTACCATATCATTTTCATTAGATTCTATAAATTCTGAAACCTCTTTTATTCCTTTGTTTGATAAATGCTTTTCAATTAAGTTACATAGAGTCCACTTGTTGTTTAGATAATCACTATCAATTACCATTGCAAAAAGGAACCCTTCTAGCTTTGATGAAAATTCTTTTCTATTCAACTCCGCAATTCTTTCTTTTATCATATATCAATCCCCTCATAAGGGCGGTTTATAGAAATGTGGTTGGTGTGGTTGGATGTGGTTAGTCATACAAGGGGTATGCTCCGATAGGAGGAACGTTTATAGAGCCTCGGAGCCACAACTCTCACTACAGGGGAAATCAACCTGTTCCACCATAATTAAAATCTTCTTTGTTCACCTCTTCCTTTAGTTCTTTTTCATCATAATAAGACAATATAGCTACCATGTCGGCTAGATCATCAAAGTTTATTAACGCATACATTGTGGAATTACCCTTTTCTGTCATAACGACAACTGGGATTTGGTCTTCAGTTGAGCCTCTCTCTGCTTGAGAATACCAATCCTTTAGGTATTGAGGCAGCTTATTTCGATACTTGCACTCTATACCCATATGCGGATGATCTACATCGAGATCAGTTTTTCTATCTGAAACGCTTATCCTAGTACCTCCACATTTTTTTGCAACCCGCCGTTCAAATGCCTTCCAGTTTTTGTCCATCTTCCCCTCCATCTTCGTAGTCGTCTGGAATAATTGGATACGTTGATTGTTTAGCGGTTAAAAGATTCATAGATTCAAGATCCATCCACAGATCAATTGCACACTCTGCCATGTCCCAATGTCGCGCTTTTGAGATTTCAAACGAAACATCTGGGTCTTCTATATCTTCGTTGTAGTATCTTTGGAGAAGAATTACATTATCAACCCTATCTGTTAGTTCCCCTGCGCCTCTAATAGAGAATCTATCTATTTTATCCTTTATTGAGAAGGACTTGCGTGCATGAGCCACAAGAATAATATGGCACTCCAAATCCCTTGCTAGATCAGCTAACCTGCACACCACATCTTTTTGTGCGCTGTAGTCATCATTTTTAATTCCTGATATTGTCATAAGGGAATCAACCATAATGATATCTGTATGGTAATGGTGGATAGCATAACGAATCCCTGCTTCCAGTGTATCTAAATCCATCGAACCTTCTTTGTCAAAGAAGTAGAGTTTATCGTTGCTCCACCGATTGAAATTCAATCCAAAATCTAATTCCGGTTTAACGACTCCAGAAGCCATGCGCCACATTCTTATTAACTGAGAGCGTACAGACATCTCTAAGGAAACTGAAAGCACCTTAGCCCCTTGAGTCATACATTTGAGGGCGATTTGCCCTAGAACAAGGCTTTTTCCTGCTGAATTTATCCCTGCTAAGATGCTGCATTCGCCTGTTCTAAGGCGAAACTTGTTGTCAAGAATAGACCACGGCAGTTTATACCCAGACTTATCTTCACCAAGAATGTAATAATCCATAACATCTTTGGTGTAATTACTGGCACTCTGTATAGAGTGATCCGCTTCAATACGCAGATACGGAGCCAGAATTTCTGGTGTTAAGTGAACTTCTTCGTTTGGAATGTCAAGAACGTTTATTTTTTTGTTCCCCAGTAGTCTGAGTCCATTAAATCTAACAACCTTCCGTGCTTATCCCTCTTTCCGCTCCCCGGTTTCCAAAATGGATTGTATTGTTTTTCCTTTTGCACATAAATGAATTTCCAATTAACCACAGCATACCCCAAACCATGAGCATAAATCATTGGGGATGGGTTGTCAACCCCCTCGCTGAAATTATTCACAGTAGCACTAAGAACCATGTTCACAGGCACACGACGCTCATCCCTTATTTCGTTTTTGTCGTTCATACCCTGTACGTTCAAATACACAGCAAAAGCCTGAGCCACACAATCCTTTTTAGTTTCTTGTGGAACTCCAGACAGAAGCCTCATTCTATGGATATTATTCAGAATCCTATTTAGGAATGTTTCCTTGTCAAACCATCCCGTTTTTTTGCGAGTCACAATAGCTTCTTTTTCGATGTTACTCACAACCACGACTAGCTTTTTTATTGTTTTGACTGATCTAAGCATCCTCCAATTATAACCCCAAAAATGCCATGCTCCATTAACGTCAACAACTGAACTTGACTTCCAATACGAGCGTAATTTACAATGGGTTTTTTAACTACAGGGAAAGAAACATGAACATACTATCTAGTCGAATAACTGAAGCAATCAATTCAAGCGATCTTAAACAAGCAGAGATCGCTAGGCGGTGCGGCGTGTCAGGTCAGTGCTTTTCTAATTGGAAGCGCATAGGTCAAATTAGGAACGACAAATTGTTAATTCTCGCAAAGACACTTGGCACTACGGTTGATTGGCTTCTAGGCGATGATATCGAAGAGCCTCCCTCCACTACTCCATGCAGTCACCTAAGACCCGATCCATGCAGTCACCTAAGACCCGATTGTTGGTGCAAGTCTAATGCGTAATCTACGCTTGCGTAATCTACGCACATATAAAGGGTCAACACCTTGTCCATGCGACAACTGCACACATCATGACTATTGCCAGAAAACACATATGTCTTGTAAGGTATCTAGGTATTGGGAAACGATGGGTAACGTGCTGATGAAAAAGGAAATTCCTGTTGACAGGACTCCCGATATTAGGTTAGTATTTAGAAACTCTAACAAGGGGAATATCACATGAAATTAGGAGAAGCTATCAAGTTTGCAAAGCCGGATTTGTTTGAGTTGTCAGAAGCCAGAAAAGAGATTCTATGCAAGAGCATTCTGGACTCTAACACCGATACGCTCGGCTACATTGCGGGTCGGGCGGAGTCAGAACTACAGGATCGAGAAATGAGAAAATTTAATGATGAATGCGAATGGAGAAACGAAAATGGCGACATTGAGAAACTTGAGATGATACGCTGTGCCATTCAAGAGGTAATTAAACTCGATTTGCCTTCCGGTCTGGATGAGGAAATGGATTCCGCATTGGAACTTGTTGGAACCCTTATTACAGGAAAAACAAAATGAGATTAAAGAATCTAGCTGAAAAAGCGCACGATAGGAAAAAATTGAAGAATGCAACGGCGGGGCTAATGGAGTCTCTCGATAGTTTCTTCATGGAAGCAGAAGATAAGGGGGCGCGTGGTTATTTTGAGTGCGCCTACATGCTTGGGACAGTCTTTGAAGATCACTGCAACGTGCAAAATGCAGAGAGGCGGGTGAAAGAGAAGTTTGTTGCTGACCCTGACGATGATCGTGAAATTGACTGGAAAAACACAACCTCAATATGGATATACAAGCAGGAGGGTCTACATGTCGAATAATAGCTGTCGTCTAAACGTTTCATGGAGCGTAGAAGACGTTAAACATTTAAGACCAAAATGGTCTGATGAAAGATGTCAAGATGTTTTAGATCGCGTATTTGAGGGTCTTGAAGAGGCTGCGGTCACCGCCGGATGGGACGTGTTGGAGTGGGGGTGTGAGGATGAGGGCAAGTATGATGATCTGATAGATATACGGGGCTTTGCCCATAGTAAAAGGAGCCTATAATGTTTCACATATCTGGACTTTCACAAGGACGACCCTATGCGGTAGGGAGAAGAGTCATTAAAATATCACCCAGTGGCGAATTAATGGGCGAACCTCCGTTGGAGCCTGATGATGATGAGCCAGACCAATACGGCAGAGAAGAGTTTGAACTAGATGTTGAAGATGGCGACACAGACTCAATTCTACCTTAACTATCAATAGTTTACACGAGAAACCTTACATTATTGAGGGGAGGAAATAACCACTGAAAATCCAGAGGTTGGGCTGGAGAAGAATTGGGATGGTGGAACCCGCAACCCACAAGCACCACTACTAATCACACCGCTATGACAGGGGGCGGTACAGCAAAACATGGGTCTATGTGATATTGTAAAATCCATTCTATTTGAATGCCATGACAATAGCTGATTAGCACTAAGATTTATAAATGACAGGTATATATCACAATGCCCTGTCAAAAAGACAGCTATGCTTAAAAAAGGAGTAAATTATGGTATATTCAAGGAATATCAGGGCAATGGATCGAATGTTTGACCGTTTACAGTTAATGACACAGACAGTTACGCCCTTCCGGGCTGTGGAGAGCATTTTTGATACTCTCACCACACCAATCTCCCCAGAAGAAGGCACATATACTTGTTACGAGATGGTTCCGGTTACTTTCACAGTGAAACATCTACCAGATGGCTCAGTTCACTATGACCGTGTAAAATCACAGGCTATCGAAGGAGCATCACAGGATGGCAATACCATTAAGGACAGACACACAGAGCGCAAAATATAAACGAGCCACACGAAGACACAGAAACCTTACACAGAAAGACAACAAATTCAAAGGTTATTATCACAAACCCACCACAGCATATAACAGAAAAAAAAGATTTGATTTTGATGTGAAATAGTTGTACAGTGTCGCTATGGAATTGGCGCACTTAAAAATTACAAAAGGCACTGGGAAACTTGCCAATATGCTCTCGCTAAACACCAACACGGCGAGTAACGAATTTTGCAAGGCTATGAACAGCAGCCCTGATTCTAGGGTTATATGCAAAACGTGTTACAGCATGAATGCGTTAAGCACCTATCGCAAAAACTGCGCTACAGCATGGCAACACAACAGCGAACAACTATCACAGCCACTTTTTGACTGGCAACTACCGCGTGTAAACTCGGTTTATTTTAGGTTTTCATCTCACGGTGAACTAATAAATGAAACTCACGCGATAAACCTATTTAGAATATGTGAAGCTAACCCAAAAACCACGTTTTCACTATACACGAAAAGACACAAGATAATTTATAAAGCGTTAAAGACGCACAAGATACCCAAGAATCTGATTCTGGTGTACTCAAATCCGATAAAAGACAGAGTAATGACTAAGCCGCCTAAAAGATTCCACAAGACGTTTAACGTTGTTATGGAATCACAGCACAGAAAAGACAACTGTACAGGCAACAGTTGTTTTTCATGCTTAAAGTGTTATCGCTTCGATTCTGAGCGCGTGATTGTAGAATTAGAGAAATAATTCTAATATTCGTAAAGTAGTATATTATCCTTTTCTAATATATGGGCGAAAAAAAACCCGCCCATTTCTGAGCGGGTCTTAATGCGTCAAAAGACGCCAGGAAGGATAACAGACTATTAGCCCGGTCTGCCAGCGGTAGAACTCATATTACGCCGCATAAAGCCAGAGTAATGTAGTCTATGACTACTAATGCGAGAATTGCTGCGACTGTTAACAATCCTAGAATGCCGAAAAATGTTTCTGTTTTCATGCTGCTAGATCCAGAGCAATACCCATTGCCTTATTTTTGAGTTTTGCACCATCACCAAAAAAAGCGCGACCAAAACGATTTGACTTACTTTCACCACTTTGAGTTTGCAACATTTTATAGTCTACAAAATGAACAACCGCTTGCGTAGCACCATGCAACGTTCCAACTCGATTCGGCAGAGTTGCACCTTTTGCTTTGGTGTAGCTATCTGCAATCTGTTGGACTATCTGTTGGGTAAATGCTGCGGGTTCTTTTGTATACTTTTTAGGTACTGGCAACAACTTTGCAATCTCTTGAAAATACCATTGTGTTTCTGTCGGCGTTACTTTGGTATCGGCTAATTTTTCGATTGTCATTTTCATGACAACTTGGTTAGCTTCAACCTTTTTCAAATCGCCGACAACCTCAAGAGCGTTGTATGGTCTTAAGTGTGAAAACTTGAAAACCGATTCGGCGTTGTCTATTGCATAGTTCAAAGTGTTGCTACAAACAACCGCAACATCAGAACAAAATCCAAAAGACTGTCCAGTCTGATCATAGCTAGTACCGAGAATAACATTGCGGTTAAACTTTTCGCCGGCAATGTTAACATCATCGTCGGTATTCGCCATAAACCAAATCTCTTTTCCGCCGCGCAACGAACCAATTGTATTCATGCGATAACCACCATGATTGCATACTAATTTCATAGCTT